AATTTATCTATGCATAAATTATAGCAATCAGCACGTACAACAAAGTTATTTGATGGGTCTACATCTCCTTTTTTCATAAATGTTGATTCCTTAAAGTACGTATCTTTATTCTTAACACCTAACAACCAACCAACAGATAAGTCTTTCTTGACACGAACAAATGCATAGGCATCACATTTTTGTTTTGTATTATATGATGCAACACTACAGTCATAGTATGGTTTTGGCTTTACTGTTGTCTGCTTTGTTTTTACATCTATTCTTTTTTCTGATATAATAACATCATAGTCATAAGTATTTTTCCATTCTCCACCCAATACATTCATAAAGATTTGTTCACCTATAAAACCTGCTAAACTACCTGAACCATTCAATATAGAATTATTCAAGTTGCCCATTTCCTTAACTTTATCTTTAGCTAAAAAAATCATTTCCTCTGTAATATCTACTTCAACCATTTAATCTCTCCTTATGTTTTTTTAAATATATAACAGCATTTTTAAGTTTTGTCAAGCAGTCTGAAAATCCACCTAGTCCTGTATTACAATGATGACATATCCATCCCCTAAAAGTATTAGTAACATGACAATGGTCTAGTACCCAACTCTTCATTCTTAATTGTCCATACTTAGACATCTCTTCAATACTCCTTTCACAGATAGGACATACATAATCATCATCAGGTGGTGCATTTTCTCTTCTTAACTTCTTTACTATACTCTTGTGTCCATTCTTACAAGACTTGCAGGTTCTCTTTATTTCTCCTGATTGCATGACACTAAACTGTTCTATTGGTTGTTCAATATCACACTTGATACAAGTTATATAATTAGAATTGTCATCTTCTGATTGTTTTTTAACTTTGTTACCAAATAAATCAGTGTCCATCACTGATACCTAGCAGTCAAGTAATCCAACTCACAATGTTCAACTCCATGCCAACCTGATAACTTATTCTTAACAATGTTTAAGTGTCTAGCAGGACTTTCTTCTTCCCCACCATCAGGATTCTTAACAGAATCTTTAGCTATTAACACCATCAAATCAGCTTCTGCAGCTTTTCCTGTACGACTACCTTCCATCATAGCCTGATTCAGATATACCTTACCCTCAGCTTCAGCAGACAACTGTGACATATAAAAGATAGCACACTCATGTTGTTTAGCTATCTGTCTAGCATGAATTGCATTAGCCTTAAGTGCTTCATCTGTTCTAGCAAAGCCACCTGTTCTAGCAAACTTATCTCCCATGTCTAGTACAACTATGTCAGGCTTGTATGCTTTACATACACTCTCTACCCATGCCATGTCACGATTAGATGCATCCTTAATATGTATGTTCTTCTTAACAGGTTCATACAATTCCCTAGCCTTACTAGGATTAGATTTTATTTGATGCATTGTCATGCCTGTAGCTGATGTAAGATACCTTGCACCAACTCTATGAGCAGACTCCTCATTACATAAGATGATACACTTAGCACCCTGTTGAGCAAATCCATTAGGACTAGCAATCAAGGATGCATGGAAAGATGTTTTACCTGTGTTAGGTCTAGCACCTACCTCAATCAAGTGTCCTGCATTGACACCCTCTACCTTTCTAGTTAGACAAGGTATATTGAATGTCCATCTAGCTTCTAAGTCATTCCTCTCTAGCAATGTCTCAATGCTTATGTCATCCCATTCTATCTTTAGATTGGGAGTAAAATCGTCACCATATAACTCAAGCATATTTCTAAGAGGTTCAAGTGTGGTTTTACTACCATTAACATAGTCAAAGCCGAGATTAGCAATGTCTTCTCCAACAACCTGTTGAAATAGTTTAGACAATACTTCCTGTGCGATATCTGTACCAAGAGGTAACTCCTTTTTTACTTGTGTAAACAAACTAGAGTATGCTTGTTTCTGTGCAGTAGTCATTGATGGATTGTTAGCCATGAACAAGGCTTCTATCTCATCAGGTGTTACTGTTCTTTCATATCTATCCATAGCTTTATCTATGGCACTCTTAATCTTTCTTACGTCTTTACTGAATAGTCTGTCAGGACACTTAGCACCTCTATGCTCGTCATAAAACTTCTTATCCATAAGACTTCTTATTAATGATAATTCCATGTTGGTTACTCCTTTGGGGTTATTTCGTTTAGTTTATTATAGTCTTCTTCTCTCCTGTATTTTAAATCGTCTACTAGTCTTAGTACTTTCACATCATTTACATATCCTCTTAAGTCTTTTGCAAACGATAATATCTTTGGTAATGCATCAGGGTCTAATGCAATTATAGCAGTTGAGAATTGTGAAAGGTATCGTTTGTGTGATTCAGCTAATGATGTACCCAACACTGCTACCCCAACATATACCTCATTGCCTACTGCGATAGCACTTACACAATCCTCAACAACTACTGCCACCCTACCACAACCATGTACAAAAGGCAAGTTGTTTTTTCCATACCTTTTCCACTTGGGTAGTTTCTTACCTAGTGACCTACCTGTTGCATCAACCATTTTGGTATCATGTATAATAGGAAACACAATCCTATCTTCCTTTACATCATAGAACACTTCAATATTAGTTATATCAATGTTCCATAACTTACACCAAGCTAATACATTTGGTCTGTCATTGTGTTGTACAACGTAGTCAGGTAACATGAAATCATTTATGTCATCATCTACTACACTAGGTTCAATGGCATCTCTTATATCATCTACAGATAGATGAATACGTGCTGAACCTGATATACTACAAGATATCTTATAACAATTCCACAGTAATCTGCCCATATTATTTGTAGCAGTAAAAGATTTATACCCATTACAATTAGGACAATTAAATCGTTTACTCTCTCCTACACTTAATTGTAAATCACTTACATAATTATATATATTCATTTATATTATACCACTTATATGTTATATATGTTCTTTGCTCGGCACGTTATCTGTGCTTATAGCATACATTTTTCTAGTTGTCAATGCATTTTTTGCAGAATCTAAAGTATTTTTCATATATGGTTTCACAGACTGTGGATTTGCATGACCTGTAACTGACATAATCTGACCCATAGATACACCTGCTTCAACCATTTCTGTAGTACCTGTCCGTCTTAAATCAGCTATCCTTAGCTCATCAGGCAGTCCACAGAGCTTCATTGCTCTTCTAGCTACTATTGATAGCCTAGTTAAAGTATAAGGCTTGTATGCTCCTCTCATAGCTTTCGGATAAGGTGCAACATATTTTTGAAAACCATAGTCATTCTTCTGTTGTATAAGCATTTCTAATAAACTTTCACTAATAGGTAGGTGTACTGTTGCACCTCTCTTGGATTGTTCTAGATGCAATATACTTTTGTCATAATCTATGCTATCAAACTGTAGTAATCTCATATCTCCTACCCTCTGACACCATTCATATGACATCTGCACAATCAAACCTAAACTTCTATACTGAAAATCACTATAACAAAAGTCTAACAGTTGCATAATCTGTTCCTTTGTCCATGTAACATTTCTAGGTTTAGTGACCTTGCACTTGAATGTAGAGAATGGATTAACTTCTGCATAACCCATCTCCATTCCAAATGAATACACTTTCCTAGACGTAGCACATATATGATTAGCCATATAAATGCCACGTTTTAACCATAGTTCATATGACTGTCTAGCTAATGCACCTGTCAATTTATTGACCTTAGTTGTATAAATAAACTTATCATCTATATTAGTGTTCAACATTATGGATAAACAATTTGAATAATCTACTTTAGTTTTATCCGTTAACATATTGAAATCACTAGACAAATAGTACTTGTCTACTAGGCTATTTATATTCATAAGACCCACTCCATCTTGTATAATGTCCATGTTCACACTCAACTTTAGCACCTACTATGTCAGCAAGTTGATGTTCCATTCCATCTAACTTACATATCTGTTCATAGTCTAATGGACACTTATCGTCTGTCACTCCATTAATATTTCTTAATACTTCTAACATTTCTAAGAGTTGTCTTGACTGTTGTTGTGTCAAGTTTAATATCTTGCTTATCTCTTTTACTTTCTTTTTAGTCATACTACTATACCTCCAATGCTATATAAATACACAATGCTATTATTAATAACTTACCATAGTCTAAGTCATACTTAGTACTCTCTCCATATCTCTCTTCAAAGTGTGCTATTATTCTATGCCACATATTATATCTCCTGTTCTAATAATTCTAATCGTTTACATAATTCGTCTATGACTTCTGTGTTGTACTGCACACAACCATCATTACCACCTAGCTTGGATAAGGCTAACCTTATCTCTCTAAGTTTTATTACTTGAGGTTCTTCTTGTATTACTGTACCCTCAGTTAAATTTATTGTAGCCATTTTATTTCTCCTTATGTTTGTTTAGTAGTGCAACAGATGCCATTGCAATACGATTATTATACTTAACTTGATAGCCTGTACCTGCACCTAATGAATTTACATCTACCAAATGTTTATGGAAGTGTTCTACACTATCCCATTTATCTTTTAACTCCCTACATAACTCATCATACTCTGTATCACTAATGATGGGTTCATTCATCTCATAGTATAAGTAAGAGTGCATGAGATAATAAGGCACTAACATATTAGGATTAGTTATACTACTTAACATCTATATATACCCTTAAGTGTGTTGATTCATCTATGTTCTGACCATGACTTGTAACACCTGTTCCCCTTAGTTCAGGCTTAACGTGTTGACCTCTGACTCTCATCTTGTATGACTTCTTATTGAAGTACTTCTTCATATTGTCAACAAACTCTTGACCATCTGTATCGTTAGGTATCTCGCTGAAAGTATAGCCACAACCTTTGATAACATCTTTTTTATAGAAAGCATCTTTCCAATACTCTGCCATCTTTAATTCATGCTCGTATCTTTCTTGCCATACAGTACGAACACCCTCTACATTGAGTCCATCATACTCAGACTTTTTCTTCAAGTCATCATACTTATCTTGAAGTTCTGCTAAGTTCTTCTTATATATTCTATCGTTGTGTTCAACAATGTCATCAGTCTTCTTCAAGTCTTCCTTTAACTTCTCGCAGTTATCCCACATGACTTGATAGGCTTCCTTAGACACTATATCATTAGCCTTTCGTGTATAAGTATACAAAGTTTTTACATGGTTGTCGTGCCTATTTTTAATATCTTCTTCATTCTGTTTAACAAATGCTCTGACCAAATGCTGAAAGTCCATATGTGATATAGGTATGACCCTATCCTCTGCTTCTGAATAGTAATCCTTATAGTTTAAGTCATACATATCATCTGCTAATTTACCTGTGCTAGTTATTGCTCCTAGCATTTGTACTACTCTATGTATCTTCATTTCTTTTTCCTTTCTATATCCCACCTATAAAATATGTGGTCATCTATTCTAGTTATATAAGTCTTAGTTTCTGCCCAACTAGGTTTAACATAGTGAGCATGGTAGTGTGTTGCACCCTCAACAAAGTCATCTAGGTGTCCATTGTATACACCATTGGCAACGTGTACTGCCATCTGCATAGCTTTCTTTTGTCTAGGCTTATCACTCTTGCCATCACAGTACCAACTGAATTGGCACTTGTTCTTAATAGGTATAGATGTATTCCATTTGTATGTCAAGCCTTGCTTAACGACATCACATACATTGTTAGGATACCTCTTGTCCTTTACTCTATTCATTACAACTTGTGCTACTGCCACTTGCCCTATGAAACTTTGATTCTTAGCTTCATGGTATACGTTAAGTGCTAGACACATTAGGGATTCCATTAGCATTATAAACTCTCCATTTCACTTAGAAATAATACACCACCATAGTTACCCTCTTCGTCTGCACTCACTTCTACCTTGACATCTTTGTATCTAGGCTTGGTTAGTCTAAACTGTGGAAAGCCATCTCTATTCTCTCCTAAGTAACTCTTTATCTTGAATCCCTCAAGTTGTTTATAATAATTATCCATATCCATTACATCATCTCCCATATATCTGTTACTACTACAAAGAAACCATATACATATACTAATACAATAATTATCTTCAACACCTTATTCATTTGGTCATCTGCCATGTACACCCAATCGTGATACTTTCTAGGTGTAGTTTTACCATATGCTTTCAATCCTAAGTAATCAAAGTTCCATGCATCTCGCCTTGTATCTTTTTTCTTAATCATGCTATCTCCTTTATATTTTTTAGTCTTGTCATGTGTTCATAGGCTAAGTCATAGTAATGATGTGTCTGTTCGTCATCTCTTTCGCCATGTAGGTAGGCATCACTAATACCATTTGTAATGGCTACCCATATACCTTTCTCGTCTATTTGTTTATCTAACTCTATTAAGTTCATTATACCATCTCCTTGTTATTGTTATACATTTCATGCCATGTGTCATCCAACTGTATACCCTTGAGTATATGTGCAATCACATCAACTGTCCACCCATTACCAATCATCTTGTATCGCTGACTATTGGATACATGATTGGTGTAGTTGTCAGGTAATGTCTGCAATCTCTCACACTCTAAAGGTGTTAGTTTTCTCCACATATCTTTAGACACTACTACATTATCTTTTTGTACAGTAGTTAGACAATTAGACTTCTCATCTGCTCTAACTTCTAACTGTCTAGTAAAAGGTAAATCTAGTTGGTCATCTTTCCTAGTACCATTCTCGTCTAGTCTTCTATTCACTATCCTACCTACTGCAACTTTAGGCTCTCTATGACCACCTTGCATGGTAGTTAAGGTAGGTGCTTTACCCTCTTGTGCATAAACTCTTTTAATACTGTCATGCCCTCTTAAATCAGCAGTACCAACTCTAATCAATCCATCTTTAGATACTGTTGGATTATCTTTGAGTACCATAGTTCTTTGTTTTCTTTCAATGCTATTCCACCATACTGCACCATTATACCTAGCAGTAAGACAATGTGACTTGCCATCTGCATTAGTCATTTCATCAGTAGCATAGCCATCCTCTAAGATGTCTTGCATAACTATTCCCTTGTCAATCATATCAGCAATATGTATTTGCTCATACTTACCATTGACTAGTACACCAAACCAATACAATCTATATCTATTTTGTGCTGATAACTTACTAGAGTTTAAGGCTTGACATTCAAATCCCATGTATTCTGATATAACATCTTGAGATTGTTTAGACATTCTAACATTCTCTAACAGTATATACTTAGGCTTTAGTTCATCCCTTAATCTAATAAACTCAAAGAATAATTTACTACGTTCATCATTAAAGTTTAATTGTTTTCCTGCAAATGAAAATCCTTGACATGGACTACCTCCCATTAGAATGTCAACATCATCATTGAAACTACT